TGCAGTAATCGAGCGCGTCTTGCTCGCAATTTTCAGCGATTAGATTGAGAATGCTTACGTCAATAGAAGGGTATATAAGCTTGAGCTTCTTTATCAACTCAACCCCTTTCTATTGGATTTTTATTAAGCAGTTTGATTGAACTTGATGATTGCGGATTCTGTGTCATCGACAAGAGCCATAACGCCGTGGCGTTCATATACAACGGTGTTGTCTTTGGTTTCAATGTCGCGGTCTTGTTCAACTGAACCTGCGTTCTTTACGAAGAACTTGACTGCATCTTTCTTGGTTGCGTAAACGGTATTGGCGGGAACAAGCTTGCTAAAGATACAAGGAACTCCGCACACAGAGCCGAATTGACCTGTATAGAGGATTTCACCTTGACGTGAGTTGATGAAATCATTGTCTTTGCGGATCTCTGCTTTGCCATCTCCGCCCATAAGAAGGAATAGTCCATCCTCGTTTTCAACGCCGATAGATGCTAGAGCGTCAACAACCGCATCATAAGTGAGTGCGCCTTGAACTTTGGTTGATTTGCTGATCTTGGCAACTTCAGTGAAATATTCAGTGCGGATCTCGTTAGCCATTGTTTTAGCAGCGCCATCGGATAGAACGTCAACAATGAACGGATCATTCATTACGTCCATATCGTTATAAACGTAAGTTTGTTGATAGCGTTCAACTGTGTAGTCAACAGGGACTGCTTTTACTTTGCCCTTGGTGGTGTTCTTCGCGCCTTTTTCAAGTTTTTCAACAGCGCCTTCGTAGGTGTATTTATGAATAGTTTTCTTGAGACCAGCAGCAGTTGTAAGGGTGGTATCAACTGTCATTAATGGGTTGACATCGAGGGTGCTGTTTACGATGTCAGTGATTTTATTTTCAATTACAAAATTGTCGTAAGTGGCAATTGGGGTATCGGTAAGTGCCATTAGGTGTTTCTCCTAACTTGTTAGTTTCTTATATAGTTCTGGTTGCTCTCTGTAGAGGTTTGCTTGCTGCGAGAGAGTCATCTTGCGGAACTGGTCTTGGGTAATGGTTCCGTCTAATGGAAGATTTTTCTTTGGGGTTGAAGTAGATAAACGCTTTTCAACTTCTGCCTTCACTGAAGCTTTGAAAGCTTTTTCCAAAAGGTTAATGTTGTCGTTCATCGTGTCAGCGTCTTCGGCAACTACTAAACCAACTAAATCAGCGCTGATCCCTCGGGATGCTAGAACTTGGGATGCGGTTGCTTTGTTTTCAGCAAGTGCTAGATCACGCTCTTTTTCTGCGATTGCCTTTTCCCTTTGCTCAAGTTCGTATTGATATTTTTGTTCCTCGTTCATTTGAGCGAGTTTTGTAGCTTCTTTCACCTTTGCTTGGTTCTTGCGCTCCGCCTTCTTTAGCGCTTCTGTGACGCGCTTATCTGATTCTGATTGAAGTAATTTATCTACTTCATCTTGGGTGTAGGTGCGGGGTTCAGTGCTTTCAGTTTCAGTTGCTTCTACTGCGTTTGTTTCTTCTGCCATAAGAATTTCTCCTGTCTAGTTGCGTCACAAGAACGCCCCTAATCTGTTTTTTGGTATAAAAAAAGAGTTGCGATCAGAAACCGCCCCTCATTGTTTTTTGCTCTATCTATATTTGATTTTTATGCTTGTCTAATTACAATGTTTTGCCCGTCGTGCGGAAGGTTTGAGAGATCTTCCATAAGGTTGTGTATATATGAGTTCCCGCCTTCCTCGAAGTAGCAGCTCGCTTGCTTCTGAAGGTAATCGAGGTTGTATAGGTCTATACAGCCTTCCCGCATATGGTGATCGTGCTGTTTTACTATCTCACCCCTGATTCGGCACTTGTCGCTTTCCAGAAGGATGGATAAAACTCGTTCGATCTCATCGATTTTTTTTGGTAGATGGGATTGCTCTATCTCGTCTTGCTTGTCCCGCACTTTGCCGTTTATATAGTCCGTTGCCTTCTGGGTAAGCGTGGACAAGGCGGTTATAATGCCGTATATTGAGGAACATAAGAAGACTAGAAGAGTAATAATCTCTTCTATGGTGAACTGTTGAAATATGTCCATCTAGTCCACCACCAATGTGAAAGTGCAGGTGCAATGCGGGTGGACGGGTATCATCGATTCCAGCTCTTTGAGCGTGTATATCTTTCCGTTCTTCTCCTTACAGATATCACAGCATTTAGTTCCCACATACTCGCCTTTAGTGAACCCCATCTCTTGATATTTATCAGTTTTAGCCTTGATCTGTAGATGAGCCGTCTCTGTGCGGGCGATGCGGTATGCGTTGTATTGGGATGTTGCCATCTCCTTTTGAATCTGCTCCGCAATATAAAAATTTGATTTCCCTTGAACAAGGTATGTGGATAGATTTTTTTTCAACGAGTTTAGAAGCTTCGCCTTATCGTCCCATATGCGATCAGAGAACTCTTTTCCGTCAAGGCACCAAACTTGATGGATAACCTGCGTTGCGTCGATAGCTGACGGAACCAAGAATCTGTTCTTGATTATCTCTTGCGGGACTTCCTCTGCGATTATTATTTTAGTGTCCTCGTATACCTTTGCTAAAGCAGGGTTCATGACCTTCAACTGCTTCTTGCCCAATATGTTGAGCCTATCCCGCACGTAATCCCATAGCTTCCAATACCTATCGTTGCGGTAATAGTCGTTAGGGATCACTTCTTGCGGCTGGTCTTGAATCTTGGATAGAACCTTCAATATCTCGTTCTCTATCTTCAATCCCTGATCTTCGTAGATCTCCGCCAATAACTTTTCAGTCTCTTGGAGAGTGAGCTTTGCGTTCCTCTCTGTGCGCTCTTCTATGCGGTCAGGCCAATAATGTTCTAAATCTTTGCGGGGCAATTTTATTCACCCGCTTCACCGAACTGGTAAATAGATTGGGCTTCCTGATCTGCCACCTTCTGTAGCTCTGCGTCAACATCGCTTATGAATGGAAGTTGAGAGATTAAAGTTTCATCGGATACAAGCCCACGTAAGCTGTTGACCATCTCAACCGTGTCGCTGATGTTCGTAGGTAGGTTGTGGGTGAAGTCCACTTGAACATCAACTGAATCCGTGTCTGTGAGGGATAGGACATTATTGAGAAGCTCGATGCGCTTTAGAACCGCTTTGCGGAACTGTGCCTCAACATTAGATGCTATGTTATTGAAACCAACAAGTTTATAGGATAGTGCTACACCAGAGCTAACTCCTTGGTTGAACTCCTCTGAACTAAAATCTGGTGCGTTGCTTACCGTGTGGATAGCTGATTTTAGGTTGTCCAATAGAAGCTGAACCTGTGTATCGTTCTGCCCCTTGGTTAGATATGATGCGTCGCTGTCCCCGTCAAGAAGCATAGTGCGGTTGTGCTTCATCTGCGCTAGATCGTCTTCGTCCGCAATGACGTTCTTCAATACCAAGTAGCTCTCAACAAATGATTCGAAGTCATTGACGTTATCAGAAAGAACTTTGTTATATGCGTCTTGAAGCGTGATCACCTTGTCAAAAATACTTACGTTCTCTTTATTGAGATTGAAGATAGCGAAGGGGACTTCCCCGAAGTAATGAAGTTCGTTAGGTGCGGAGACAACCATATTGTTGAATGAGCTGTCTGATTCAAAGTGATAGATCTCTGTGTCTGTGTATACGTTGACCGCATATCTAATAGGGCTTGCTTCATCTTTCCAGTTGAACAAAGGATAAAAATAAATACAAGCAACTAATGTTTCATCTAAATCATTGCTGTAAAGGGGAATAACGCTTCTGCAATCAAGTGATTTGAATTTTTTCTCATTATTTTCATTGATATAACAGAGTTGATAAGAGATACCGCTAACAAGCCCGTCCCGCATAAACTCGCTATCTGCGTTGACAACATCGTTATCTTTTAGGATTTCCAATAGGTTGGATATGTCCCCTTCCTTGCTTGTGTAGGTGAGCGGGATTCCTGTTAGATAGCCTTGGAAGGTATCGACGATAGATCCGCAGAAGTTGTTGACAATGCGGTTGTTGGGTGTAGCTGGGTCTGGGTTAGCACGTCTCATTATCTCTTGGTTCCCCATATAATAATTATGATAATGCTCTAGCATCGGTAGAGCGGAAGTTTGAAATTTGCGGATGATGCGCCCTAGAACAAGGGGATTTAGAAAATCATCATCCGCATCTATATAAAACTTTATTATTGTAATCACCCCTTATTTATAGTGAGATTGAAAGAGTCTTCAATTGCGATTTACAGCACTGAAGGCTGTATCTAAGCGCGTCTAGCGCGTGGTTGTATTCATCAATGGGCTTGTTCACATACTCGCCTGTTGACTTGTCCTTTGCCCAACAATAGTTCTCAAGTTCTTCAATGACCGCGTAGCAAGAGCTGTCTACCACTAACTGATATTGCTGAAGCTTTTGGATTCCTTGAAGTATGCTTCCTTGCCCTTTCTGACTGGACTTTATGCGGGCGATCCCCGCACGCTTTATCTCTTCAATGGATTTTTGTTCAGCTGAATCAGCTATGATCGTTGATTTTTCCAGCCCCATCTTCTTGATTTGCTCTGCTATCTCATCATTGAGCAGACCTGCTTGATAGAACTCTCGGCATATATATATCGTCTTGTTGCCTTCATCCAAAAGAGAATCAACTATTGCTGTTGGATCGTTCACGAACCCGAAGTCAAGCCCCACCATATGCGTGAGGTGCTTACTTCGTAATTCATCTAAATCCAAATCTTCAACCTTATAGTTCGTATATACCTGCTTGGATAATGAACCCCACTCGCCTAGACAATAGACGCGGTAATAATATGGATTGGTCTTCTTGTAAGCTTCAAGCGCGGTTATAGTGGCTTCATTTACGAACTTGTTGTCTTTATAGGTTGACCTGTGAATCAAGCAGTTGTCTTCTTTACAACCGTTCTCAAAAAAATGTTTATATACCCAATTAGCCTTGCTCACTGGGTTGGTCATTAGGACTATCTGGTTGCGGAGCTTGCCCTTACCCCGCAATCTTTGCTTCAATTGACTGAACTTGTCTAAATTTATCTCTGAACACTCTTCAACTATTATGTCTGTCACCCCAGGTATCGACTTCACTTTCTCTGGGTCATCCAACCCCATAAATATGAATGTTGAACCATTGGGGAACTTGATAGTGAATGTGGATTTGTTTATCTCGACAAGCTCTTTTATGCGGAACTGGGTTAGGGTGTTGTCCATATCCTCCCAACAAGAACGCCGTAGATCTGTAGCGCTGTTTCTCAACACAAGATATTTGCGCTTATCCCGCAATGCTCTAATCACTGCTCTTTGAAAGCTGAAGTAAGATTTTCCGCTAGCTCCACCTCCTATAAGCAAGAGATAATCGTGATCATCGTCATCCAGAAGAGGAAAGAAGCTGTCATTGAAGATAGTGCGGTGAATCTTGAGCCGCATTACACTATCTCAACTTCAATGTTTGCCTTGCCATTCACGTTGATGGTTGAGCTGTTATAGCCGAACATATTGTTTAGTTCTTTGATAGCGGAAATGCGGTCTTTGCGGGGGACTGTTGGATCTTCAAGAATCTGGTTCAATGCTTGAATATTTTTATCCCGCTGGTTGGCATATAATTTGCGGTTTTCCTCGTAAAATTGCTCTATATACTTTTGAACATCTTTATATCTAAAAAGGTTGTAAGCATTCTTTGTATCTTTTTCATTCTCTCGTGGCTCCCATTCAGGGTTTACCGATTTCATATATAAACGGTATGCTTCACGTTTGTTACCATTTGTTCTGTTCACGTAAAACCAAGCTAACGATTCTGCTCTTTTTTCAATTGAATCGGGAACATTTTCCGCAGTATAATTACCTTCATATTTACCTCTAGTCATTCCCGCACCTCCTTTCTCATAGTTGTTTTATAAATAAAAAAGGGACTGCTCCATTTGGAACAATCCCTTTTCAGGAATATCAGAAGTCAGACTTTATAAAACTGCTTCTAATATTATTATGATTTTCAGACGGTCTAAATTCTAATCATTTGCCCTAACAGTAATGCCTCGCAAGCATCAATTGTTGTAAAGCTCTTTCAGTTTTGAAATATTCTTCAGCGCCGTATTTTTCAAAATTCAGATTATCAAATTCAATCTCAAGAGCATTATCAAATTCATCGCGACAATGAGACACAACAGCTTTCAAAACTTTCTTCTCTACTTCAGTCATTTGCTTTCCTCTCTATTCTTTATTATTGTTTATCCTTAAAAGGCAAGACGATATTCTTCTTCATTTTCATCAATAATTGTCAAGATTCCATTAATATTAATACTACAAAAAGAATCTTTGATCATCTGAACTTCTTCTTCTGTGCTGCCGCATTCCTCTACTGCGCAATAAAGAGCCTCACCTAATACTTCATCAAAACCGTTATGTAAATAACCCTTATAGATATAATCCCTGATGTTGTTAATTACTTCTAATTTCTTCTCTTTAGTGAGTTCCATTTCAAACCCCTTTTCTTTTTTTCTCTCTCGTTTCATTCGATATATATATTATAATATTTTATTTTTTTTCTGAAAAGTGAAAGTTTTAGCTGCGGTAAACTTTGTTTTAGCGGGTTTATGCTGAAGTAAAACAGTAACTAAAAATAGACCTCATCAACATCAACAATGACCATATTGCTGAAGAGATAAACATTGGCGTTCTTGCGCAATGCCCTTGCTCTACCCACTGTTTGCGCGACTGCGTATTCGATATTCTGAATCTGAATGTCCCGCAATTCTTCCTTGTCCCAAAGGTAAAGTTGTTGCTCGAAACCGTTGAGATTTATATATGAGGTCATTACTCTTTTTATCTCTGATCCGTCCCCAATATCTGACCAGACATCTTCATAATATTCTTGCGGTTTATCGAACTTCCCCACAACAATGATGTCTTTACCCGTGAAGTTATTGAGTCCAGCGTTGTTCATAAAGTGAATCTCTTCACCCTCAAGAGTGGCAACATTGAAACCCTGTTCCGCAAAAAAATGCGCTGTTCCTTTGAAGCTGATTAGAAGAGAACTCTTTATTGTGTCTTCATCCAACCTTGACTTGATATATTTCACTATTTTAGGCATATTCTCAAACCGATAATCAGCGCCAACTCTTTTTCCTTTAGCCCCTGATTCTTGAACATATTGAATGATTCTCCCTTGGTTGCGGGCTAAGGGCGCTTCAACCAAGTCAATATCAATCTTGTAATAACTAGTTAAATATGATGATAAAGGTGTTGCGGAGAACATCTTGATTGGTATTCCAGCTTTGTAAGCGTTCTCAATCAACGGTGATTTGCGGAGAATGCGGATACACTTTTCATTGCTGTTGGGGATCGTAGAAGTTTTTGCTTCATATTCCATTAGATCGAACAATCCAGAAGGCACTTGAGCTTGGTCGTTCCCGCAACTATCTAAATAATCAACCACATCTTCTTTCAATTGCGGAAGAACCTTCTCCCGCATAACACTAGCATCTATATAGCTGTTCCTGGGTAGGCTGTTGATCTCATCAACCAACTTATTTATATCGTCCCTGAATTGCGGAAAGAACAATCCAAGAGAGTAGATTTGTTTAGCACTAATCTTGCTGTTGCGGAGTAAAGCATCCTCGATGTTCTCATCTATGATTATGACGCTTGCCCGCACTTCCTCAAGGTTGATGAGTAGAGAATGAGTTACTAAAAACAACCCAGGCTTCTTCTCATCGAACAAATTATTGATGAACTCCCTTTGCTCAGGGTTTCCAGTAGACTTCGGCAAGCCTAACTGAAGTAAGAGCATATCCCTTTGCCCTAGTTCCTGTTTTGAACATTGATAGCAAGGTGCGGAGCTTATCTTGCTGAAGTCATTGTGAACTTGATTCAATAGTGCGTGAGTTGGCGCTGCGTAGATAATCTTTTTATTGAAAAGATTTTGCTTTGCTATCCAATCGAGGATGCGGGCTGTCTTCCCGCTTCCAGTCTGTGATTTGAGATAGATCGTGCGGTCATTATCCAATAGAGCAGGAACTTGTTCATCCATCCATTTATCAAGAACCTCAAGGCTCGTCTTCTCCAAGCTGTTCTTTCTCCCCACTCCCCTGATCTGACTGAAGAATTGCGGGATGGTCATCATACGCCCGCTATCCGCCCTGACAAGACCTGCCACAGGCTTCAACGTCCTATCTCTGAACCATTTTGCTAACAACTCTTCATTGAAGCTGTGCCCCTCGTATACGTGCGGATCATAGAACCGCATAATATCTTTGAAGATAGAACGTGAGGTATCGCAGGGCTTTAGATACTTCAACTCACAGCAAAGCTTGAACATATCATTGTGCGGAACATATTCCCCTCGTTGATATCTATCCCAAATATCACAACGCTTGTTTAGATATTCCCACCAATTGTTTGATACCTCTACTGCGTTGAGTTCTTCCTGATCTGCGTAAGCTTTTATGAAACCGTCTTTAGATCTTTTAATCTCGCGATTATGATAGTTTGGTGATTCTTCGTTCTTCTTGATAACCTTCTCATATCCAAACTGTTGATAGCTGAATGGTTCAGTGCGGTAAAGGAATGCTCCAAGCTTCCCGCCGAACCAAACTCTTGATATGTCTTTACAAGCTTCATCAGGATGGAACTCATTGAAATAATCTTCCATAAAGATTCTAACTAGCAACTCATAGTCTTTTGGAGTTGTAGCTTTCTCCAAAATCCAACAAACTCTGAAGTTCCAACCTTCTTTATAGTGCGGCTGCTCCCGTAAATTTGGAGCTAAATTTACACGAATTGGCTTTCGTCCTTTAATATATATATAAGGACGAAAGTTAACTCGTGGGATTTCTGTTCTTTTTTCCTTGAACGGAACTCTGCTCATTTCCGCATAAACAGTAGTAGGATTCTGTGAATAAGTGAAGTAAAAGAAGTTGGCGGGGATCCCTCGATTTTCCGCAAACTCCATCACTTCCCAAGGATTTTTTTCGCAGTTATCAAAGTCAAGGCTGATGATTTGACTACCGATACAGTTCTTCTTTCCAGCAGTTCCGTTCATATCTTGGTAGATAGATGCGCGCCAAGCGTAACCAGATCCGCACATTTCAGCGATTTTCTCTACCGTCAAATCAAGGCTCGAATAGTTCTTCAAGCCTTGGAAATACCACATTTCACTAGCATCTGGTTTGCGGGAAATGGGTTCGTTAGCAAACGTGAACCGCATTAGTTTTTCTTTTCGTCTAATGCTTTAGCAAGAGTAATGCGGATCCATGCGCTTGGAGTTAGCATCTCTTTGGTAGCTTGTTCCTTGATTGCTTTCTTTAGTTCTGCGCTTAATTCAAAATTTTGAGTTAGTCTTTTCTCCTTCATAAGAATGTCTCCTTTATTCAATTGTTGATTATTATTTTTGAGTTAGATTTGAAAAGATAGACGGGAATTTTTCCCGTCTATAATTATATAATTTTATTATGTTCATGACAAATAATGTTTAGGCAACTCTTATCCAGTAGAAGCCATAAGCAGATTTACACCTGTTTCCTAAACAAGCGTTGATCCCGCTATTGATATTGTTCTTTGCTTTTCCAGTTTCCATAGCAAGACGTGAACAAGCGTCATCAGTGTTCATATAGATCCGCATATGTTTACCTTCATCTTTTGGAATCGCTAATAGTTTTGTTTGTTTGCGGATCTTGGCTTCAACCATTCTTTTTGTTTTAGTTCCATAGTTAGAGTTGTAGACATGATCGCACCATTCAAGATTGGTGTAATGGTTGTTAGTGACATTCTCATCTTTATGGTTTACTTCATTGTAACCATTTGGATTATCTAAAAAGTTCTTTGCCACAATCCTATGAACATATTCCGTGGTCTGTTTTCCTTCTTTATCATAGAGGTTAACAAGCTGATACCCGCTTTGCGTATGTCCAGGTTTTAGGAACTTTCTGTTTCTGTATGACCAAACTGCTCCATATCCATTGACCGCATATAGTCCTTCATAACCTTTGATGTCCTTCATTATTTCTCTCCTTTTCTAGTTGCTAGTGATTCGATAAGTTTTAGAGTTGCTAGTCTTCCCGTTACCTGGTAACAACTCCACAAGTAATCAATCATTTCTTCTTTTGTCATTTCATTTACTTTTTTCATTAGTTCTCTCCTTTGCGGTTTGTCATTTTCTGTCAGTTCTTTCACTCCAAATTTTTAGGGGTAGTCACCTGAATAACTACCCCAACTGAATAGGAGAGAAAGAAAAGAGAGTTTAATAATTGGCTTTTTCAACCACTATTTATATTGATTTTTGCGGGGTCTTTCTAATTCAAAATTGCCCGCGATCTGAAAACTTTTTTTGAGTAGGTAAGTTTCAACCTTCTATTTATTTATGAAAAATAGAGGGCATTTCTAATCCACTTTTGCCCGCGAATACTAAAAAAATTTTGGTGAACGCTGATAGTGCGTGCTTGGTGAATGCGGGATTAGGGCATTATTCATTCACCACATATGGAGATACGGTGTTGGTGAATGATTTTTAGATTTTGGTGCATTATTTGGTGAATATAGGTCTATAGATAGCCTATTTCCGCAGGTAGATTGCGGAATATATATAACCCACATCAGGTTAGAAGAAATGAATATCAGTTGTATTTCCCCTGTTCACAGCTTTGCTTCTCTTTCTGTCTATGAGTTTTTTGGTGTATCATTTGGTGTATCATCCATCTCGTTGGTGTTGGTGAATCAAGTGATAGGGGGTAATGTGAATTATTACTCAGGCCCGTATTTGCGACAACTCAAAACGGGTAAATGGCAAGGCATAATCAAATATAAAGATAAAGATGGTAAGTGGAAGTCCATTTCCAAGGTAAGCCAACAAAAGCTGAAGCGTGACGCGAAAGTTGAGCTTGAATCTTGGAAAGAGGAACAAGAGCATCTCGCGGCTATGTCCCCTGACTTCAACCCAAGAGATCGATCACAAGCAAAGGTGACGATTCAGCAAAAAGTAACGGAATATCTTGACCTTCAATTGTCTTTGCGCCAATTGGAGCGATCTACTTACGATGTTCAGATGAACAACTGCCATAAGAGGATTTTTCCTTATTTAGGCTCAATCCCCTATCGTTCGCTGACTCCCGCAGACATAGACAACTGGGTTACTCTCCTAAACAACGACGGTTTGAAGCAGAACACTATTTATAAAAACTTTGCGACTTTGCGCAAATGCTACAACTATTTTGAGTTTAGGGGTGAGATTCAGAGTAATCCCTTCAACCGCACTAAAGCACCTAAAGCAAGCGGAGCAAGAGTTACCTATCTTTCAAAACGACAAATGGCCGATTTGCTTTTTTGCTTGAACGAACAATATAAAGAGACGGATCCGTTCTATATAGCAATTGAGTTGGCAACATTGAGCGGGCTTAGGCGTGGAGAAATATGCGGGCTTAGATGGGTTGACATCGATTTCAAAGAAAAAAAATTGAGCGTTACCTCTGCTATTGGGGTTTCAACGAAAATGGGCACTTATACCAAAGCCCCCAAAACTAAATCGTCGATAAGAACCTTCCCTATGATTCCGCAATTAGAAGAGATCCTTCAAAACGCTTATTCATTCCAAGAGCAGAAATATGGTGAAGTCCAGAACTCTTGGTTTGTATGCGGAAGAATGAAGAAGTATATGAACCCGACAACATTAACGCACGATATGAAAAACTTCACTCATAGGAACAACCTGAAAGATGTTGAGGGCAACTATATAACGATCCACAGCTTGCGGCACAACTTTGCCAACTTGGGTGTTGAAAGCAAGATGGATATATCATCGTTATCTTATATGTTAGGGCATTCAAACGCTTCTATGACATTGGATATTTACGCTTCAGCTAATGAAGAGGGGATGAAAAAAGCGTCCCGCACCTTAGCGGAAGATCTGTCAAAAAAGCTCGAATATTTAAACGTTGATGTTGATGAATACTATACAGACAAGGAGAAGACTGATGAACCACTCCTCTAGTTTCGGCGCTAATACGGTTTTGGTCTGCTTCGGCTATAACGTGAACAGTTCGGTTATCGAATCGCTTGAGTATGACAATATTGAAGTAGCGGAATACCGCACTGATCCCATTAGTCCTATAGATCAGCTGATTTTATTGAATGAGTTTGAGAGAACTCTTGCGGATCTGGGCATAACTGATTAGTCTGTTTTTTAGTTGCTAACGTTACTTCGTTGCTTCCAAAAGAAAGGTTTAGTAATGGCAAAATTGAGCGATGAACAGAGAATGCGGAAAGCTTTTGCGGAAGAACACACCGCAGATAATGTTTCTGATGAATACGAAAAGTTGGTTAAAAAATATCCTTGGATGGCTGAAAAAATATCCCCCGAGGATTTTGTTCCCGAAGACATCAAGATTTTGAGCAAGTCGAACTTTGAGATTTGCGAGTATATCGCCTTCAAAGATGATGATTCACAGCTCTTGGAGTTCGACCCCTCCCGCACTATGTCAGTTGCTTCAGTTGTCAAAACTAACATTCTCGCTTACAAGAACTTCAAGCGGTTCTATGAAGCAGAAGCAGACAAAGATAGTGCTTATGCTAAAACCTACGCCAAGCTGATAAGGGACTTTGAGCCTTATTTTGATAAAGCAGCTGAAGATATGCTGGTTAGCTTCTACGGCAAGGATTATATGGAATTCAGAGAGCAATGGTATGAGACGAAGAGGTTGAAGAAAGAAGAAGCAGCAGCCAAGAAGCAGGCTAAAAAACCTAAACAAACTGAAGAGTAAAACAAGAAAAGGGCTATCATTGCGATAGCCCTTATTTATATTATTAGCAGTCCTTACAACCGCTAAATTTTTCCATTTTCTTTAGATCCGCATAGCAGGAATCAACGGTCATCGTCTGATCATACGGCATTTCAACTATTGAAGTTTCAGTGTAACCGTTCCATTGAAAGCCGTTATCTGCGTATGAAGCTATCTCCTTCAATCGAGCGTCCTTGTCGATATAGGAAGTAACCTCCACCCAATTAGCGACATTTGTTTCTATGTTGATGTTCCTAATCCGATGGTAGGTCAACTTGATTCCATTCTCTAACTCAACTTCTTTATATAGAGCCATTTTTTTACCTCCATCCTATTACTTGGGTGATCTTGAGCAACGGGGAAGCAACTTGAAAATCACCGCATTGATTGTTCCCATTGAAAAACCCTTGCCCACCGTTGCCTATGGTTATCCCTCTTGCTGTCCAGGTATACATATTTACGTGCGTGTAGAATGATCCGCCATTGATGGTCGGATTGTAGACGATGCTGAACAAACTAAAAGTTCCCCCGCTCGCGGGATTTGGAACTCGTTGAGAATAATGTCTGTTTCCGTCCGTGAAAAAAATATCCATCCATTTATAGTTGCTTACGTTCATTGATGTCGATAGCTTCAAACTGATTGAACCGTTAGACCCGCTGGTGTTCGCGTATAGGCACTTACCACCCGCCAAATAGGTTATATTCGACCCGACGTTTGAATTCGCGGTCAATGGAAAGGGGTAGTTCTGATTGTATAGGACAGCAGGAGATCCGTAGTTGTTGAGGATCAAGCCGTCCTGTCCAGTGATTCTAACGCTGTTATCACTACCTCCCGAATAATCTGTAATACCGCTTCTGGCGGTGATGTTCGCTATATTCGTTCCACTATTATTATAAAAATCGACTCCATTAGAATGAAAAGAAGCCATATTCTGCGATCCGTTGCGGATATTGACGCTCGTTGAGTTGATTAGAACATTCGCATTTAGATTATCGTTGCCTACTTCTAGTCCATCAGTGGAATACTTGAGGTAATCGGTTGCGGTCTTGGCTGCGTCGTTTGCGGTATTGACCGCGTTGGTGATCTTCACTTCCAACCCGCTTGCGGTTTGAGTCACCTCTGATTTTGTTGCGTATGTCTCCCCCACGCTGTTCATAACATTCTTTTCAACTGTGGATGAGATACTATCTGCTTGTTGGTCTGTGTAAGCCTTAGATTCGCTCACAGCCCCGCTTACGGCTGTTTTGCGGTCACTCACTTCAGTAGCTATCGCTGTCGCGTTCTGCGTGATTTGGGATTGAAGTTTAGATGTCTCTGCTCCAAGAGCAGAAGAGTTTACGTAGTTCTCTGATACCTCTGTTCTAAGCCCGTCTATGCTTGCGGAAACCTCTGTTTTCTTCGCATAGTTCTCTGTCAAATCAGTTTGAACGCCTTCTATCTTCGCATTCAAGGTGTTGTTGTTAGAAGTTATGGAAGTGGTTATGTCATTGTCCGTCATCGTGTGCGTTTGCTTGAATGCGTCCAAATCTCTTTGAACCTTATCAACATCCTTTTTGACTGATGCTTGTATCTCTGAACCTTTTGTCTCTATCTCTGTGTGTAAAGCGTCAATTTTTTTCTGGGTATCGTTTACGTATGTCTTCATCGCGTATACAACCCAAGTTTGACCTTGCTTGATGATCTTGATTGAGTCTCCAACTTTCACGGGTGTTTCAGATTTCACAGTGATAATCGTGTTAGATCCGTTCAATCTAACCTGAACAGAACCATCATCGTTGACAGCAGTGACAACGCCTGTCCGCACAGAGGTAGTATCTGGGCTGTTTTGGGATAGCGAGGTATTGTTATTTTCTTCCTCTTCTCTTGGATTCCTGAATAATTTTCTCGCCCAATCTATTTCACTCATCAGCTCACCACCTTCATTTTTATCTTGCACATACAGCCGTTGCCTAATGTCATATCTATTTGAGTGATCATACACTTGAGAGAAACCACAGACGGATAATCAGTATCGTTGATATACCTAACGATGTTGCCCACCTTTAGATCTGGGTTGTATACCGCTTCAATCTCCACATATTCAATTGAGGTATGGTTGCGGTCTAGGAAGTCTAAAGCCATTGCCCGCATATCTTCTTCGGAAGTTTCCTCGGTCAAATCAATAAAATTTGTTACTTTTCTTCCAATAGACTCGTAACTGTAGGGATCGCTTGCGGGTAAGTCCTCGAATATGACGTTTGAGTTTTCACCTGTTGACCAGGCTACAACGCATCTGTTATAGCAACCGTCCAAGTTCTCCTCATAGTCAAGCCCGCTTATATATGTGCAGTTATAACCGCTCTCGAACGTGTATTTTATTGGCTTCTGATTGGGCGTGACGTAAGGTTGGAGCACTATATAACCGTCTGGGTCAATAGTGACCTCTGCGTTTATCCAGCCCGCCATCGTGTTTATCACTGTTGAGCGGATCGTCTTGCGCTCGAACCAAATATCATTTCCAAAGCATCTGCCAACATCGACACCAGGCATGATTCGCAATAACCCGCCGTCAACCTCAACTATATCCCTAATGGCTTGAACGACGTTGTATCCCTCTGGTCTGAAGAAGTCCATCATCGTTGAATCTTGCGTGAACCTCCAATAGGTCGAATAGCAATCGAGGGTGCGGGTAACCAATTTGTATTTCGCATTGAAACCCGTGTTGTTGATAAAGAGCGTTCCCAACGTCTCTGTCTCTGTCTCCCCATCGGGGAAAGTCATAGTATGCTTGATCCGCACTAGCTTTTTATTGTTGGTTGAGTTGAGCATACTCAATGAACCACTTAAAATATTGTCCCCGTATAAGTTCCAAGTAAGAGAAGAGGAACCATCCTGAAGTTGGATGGTTTCCCCTGTCTCGTTTAGTGTGAACGGGTCAACAAGAAAAGCAGTGTAATAATCATTGCGCCCGCTTTGCGCGTAATCTCTCATTATGCGCTCACCTCTTGCCCACTGATAGTAACGGTCTTCTGGTTGCGGAGTGTCCAATCAGCTTTAGCGGAATCAACCGCCATTGCGTATCTTCTCCCGTCTGGTAACCGCACCATAACGTCCCCAACAAATGTTTCGTTGCTGTCAGCTAAAGATAAAAATTGGTTAGCATCATCGAATAACATAGTTGCGGAGAAGGATAGGTTTGTAGTTCCTCCCGCACCATAGAAGGCACTGGGTCTGCGCTTTCCAGCCATTTGAACTAATGTCTGGTTGTTCCTGTCCTCTATTGATGTTTGAATATCGTCCACTAGCTCAACGTGCGTCCCGTTGATTAGTGAATCGAATACCGTTCTGTTCCTGTTGGATAAGGTAAAAGAGCCTATTGTTTTAGGCTCTGAAACGTCTTTATCATTGCTTCCAATAGCAGTGAAATAAACCGGTGTGTTGAACGGAATAAAATTGAAGGTCACGTGCGGGAAAGTTCCGTCCTCGTTCTGTGACACGGTAACTTGGTCAATCTGGTATAACCCGCCTTCCATCTTCACGGTGATTTGGTTGATGGGCTTACTCTTGTCCCCGCTGTCTCCTAAAGCAAACTCTATGTTGTTCCTATTGGAACCTATTCTCTCTATCGTTGGGGTGTTCCTTATCGTTTTGTTCTCTACCGTTAGAGTGCGGGTATCAGTAGCGAAATAATTTGTCTGTGTGGGGGGCATATAGCTAGGGACGATTCTTAGTTGGATCCGCACATTTTTATTCATCATTGAATACTTGAGCAAATCAGTTGAAAGCTCGATTCGTCCTTGTTTTGCGCAAGAACCCCAAGTGTTATCTTCGTCCACTAGGTATCGGGTTGCGTTGTAGAAAGCACCTTCCGCCCCTCTGATATAGTTTAGTTGCCATCTGTCATCGTCTCTTGACCAATCAGGCGTTGAATATTCAATGACCACTAAATCAGACTCATCGTAATAAACTTTGTCTATGGTTAGTTGCGGGACGTAAATAAGCTCTATCTGTTGATTCTCCCAAGATGAGTTCATCCCGATTCCCCACCAATCTTGAATAAAATTCGCCCTAATGGAGACGTTTAGTTTTATACGATCATATTTTCTTTTAGCAAAGGTTAGGTTTGCGCCCGTGTCTCCATTGGTTATGTTTGCTAAAAGTCCGCTGATCTGCGAGAAAGATATTCCCCAATAGACACCGCTTCCATAAGGTGAGGTATGTTCGTTGCACTGCGCTACTGGGATTGTCGCTGTAAAGGTGGAGCTTTCTCTAGTCTCAATATTTTTTCCCTTTACTAAACCTGTGAAAGTTATTTGGAACTCGAAAGATTTATGAACGTCTGATCCGCTGTCTGAGTTCCAAACTAAATATCTGGTAGTGATTGAAGAGCCATCGCGTAAGTAATCTACGGTGTTGCTCACGTTGTTTGTAGTAACTGGGCAAACACCTATTCTATTAATACTCATTAGGTAGTTGCCAACCTTTCATATTTTTTCATAAGGCGAATGAAATCCTGCGCGAACTGTTGCTCGTTGTAGGTTGTCAACTTCGTATCGCCTATATAATAATTATTGATTGTCTGGTTTCCCGTCGTTCCAATAGGCGAACTGTTGGAACTGGGTATGTTGCTTGTGTTGACTGATGCGGAGATAGAAGCTGTGCGGGAAGAAAGATAATTGCTAATGTCCTCCCAACCGTCTTTCAAGCCTTTGTATAGACCTCCCATGATCGCTTGACCGTTGGTAACAAGCAACTTCGCGTCAACGGGTAATGGGCCTTTTAGTTGCGGGATCTGTGAAGTGATCTCTCCGAACCAACCTGTAAGCCCACTCCAAGCTGATTTTAATCCGTCTCCTAGACCATTGATTATCGATGTTCCCGCATCCCAAAGTAGGCTTCCAACATCGCCTAAAGCATCGAGGATTTGTTGCGGTAGGCTGCTGAAGAAGTCTATAACGCTTCCTACCATTGAATTTATTCCATCTAATAACCCGCCAAGTAAAGACGCGCCTGCTGATAACATACTGCCGACAAAGCTAATGATTAGGTCGATACAAGCTAGAATCAAATTACCAAGAGCAGGTATCAAAGCCCCTAATATAACGGGCAATGCGTCAACCAAAGCCATAAAAAGTTGGATAGCTGTATTCAAGATTAGCGGAATCCAAGTCGGAAGGTTTTCCGCAAACATATTTATCACCATAGTCAAGCCGTTTATTAGCTCGGGTAAGATAACTGGTAATGCTTCAACCAAGCCCATAAAAAGAGTTACAGCCGCTTGAATCAACGTCGGAATAAATGTCTCAATAGAATTACAGAGCATTCTTAGGATAATCATCAATTCGCTTATCAAAGATGTGATTAGTCCAGGCAACGCTGTTGCAACCCCCATAACGAGTTGCGGTAAAAGTTGAAGGATTGCGGAAAGTAACCCGTTGAACACTGACCCGATAGCCGCCAAGAGATCGGGTGCGTTTGCTTGAATGACTGAACCTAATTGTTCCAATATCCCGCTAATATCGTTCTTGAGCAGATCGCCCATAGAAGTGAGTATCTGGGTAATGCGAGGGATGATATTTGATAAATATGTGACAACTGAATCCAATAATTTCTGGGTTGACTCTCCAACATTCGCGTTCTCGTCTCCAAGAGAGGTAAGCCAATTCTGATAGGCTGCTTTTGCACTGTTAGCAGATCCCTCGATTGTGGTTGCTGCTTCCTTCGCGGTGGTGCCCGTTATATCCATTTCTGTTTGAATCGCGTGGATCGCTTCAGTGATGTCCGCAAAAGAAGAGATGTCATAATGTTGCCCTGTTAGCTTCTCTGCGTCTGCTAGTAGGCGTTCCATTTCTTCTTTGGTTCCGCCATATCCCAATTTCAAGTTATCCAACATCGTATAATTTTGCTTTGCGAAACCTTGATACGCATTTTGAATATCTTGAATATTTGTTCCCATTTTATTTGCGTTGTCGGACATATCGATAACCGCTTGATTGCCTATCTCGGCTGCTTTGGCGGTATCTCCTCCAAGAGAGGAAATCAATGAAGCACTGAAGGAAGTAACTGTGCTCATATACTCGTTTGCGGACATTCCAGCTGTTTGATAGGCTTGTTGCGCGTATCCCTCAACTGTTGAACCGCTGTCCTTGAACAACGTCTCAACTCCACCTGTCAATTGCTCGAATGAGGAGTAAGCATCCAATGATGCCTTCGCTACTTTCGCAACGCCTGTAGCGATCATAGCCAATCCCGCGGCTGCTGCTGCCCCAGCTACTTTGACCGCTGATCCAAACTTTGCGAATCCTGCGCCCATCGAATCAGTTGATTGTTTTGAAGTTGATTCAGCTTTCTTCGTCTCGTTACTGACGCTTTGTAGTTCTTTTTTGGCGGCTGTCCCATCGGCTTTGATCCCAATGCGTAAAGTTCCTAGATCTAACAATAGAACCGCCTTTCATAAAAAAGAGAGCAGATCTAACCAAACTGCTCTCTCAATTTCTTTTTATCTGGTTTTGTTTGCTGTAGAGTCCAGCACTTATCTAAATACTCTCTGCCTTCTGGTGTCTGCTGAAGCTTCCCGCATATAGCGTCCCTTTGAAGCCTTGCGTAGGTTAGGCAATCCAACTCCATCTGATCAGAAATGGGAATGCCGAATATTTCAAACACCACGGCGTAAGAACTCAACCCAATAGATAGATAAGGATTATTTTCCTCGTCTTGATTCTCTATTGGGTAACATGGAAATTTACTTGTTCAGCGATTTCCTCTGTCCAGTATTGGAAGTAATCCTTGACCACGTAAACGACAATCATTAGATCAAACTCTTCTTCAACTTCATCTTTGGTGAAAGTTTTCCCCTCATCGTTGCGGTTTAGGATGCGGGTGAAGATATCAATCATAATAGGTAATAGTTTTGATTGGTCTTTGTCCTCAACCATAGGTAGAACGTCCATAAGGGTTTGATATAAAGCTTGTGTAGGACGCTTTAGATTGAGAATGGTTCCATCGAATAGTTTGATTTGATAAGGTGCTGTTTGAAAAGCAGTTGTAAGGTCTAACATCATTGAATACTCCTTTGTATGTTTATGCGGAATAGGCTTGTCTAATCTTTTCAGCTTCTTCCGCAGGTATGTTTTCTAATATTTCCTCTGTGTAGATTCGCTCATCTGTTTCCGTGTAGGTGTGCGGTTCGATGTCCATAGCATCGCCGAATAATTGCCCATCCTCACGCTTGATGAATAAGTATCTATTTGAATAGGTATGAGTAAATTCTTTCTCTCCTATGATTTGTTTCTCTGTGACTATCATCTATACCCCCTCATTGCAGATCTCGGGATAATCTTCAATAGCTCTGAACTTGTCCGCAAACACTGACCAATTGGTAGCGGTCTTATAGTCTTCTACTAGTGCTTTTGGAACATAGATATAACCAGGATTGTCTCCTGTGTATGCTGGGGACAACGCAACATTTGTTGCGGCGTTGTCTCCGATTAGCGCGTTATTGCTTTGTAAGTTAATCAGTGTTGGCGATTTTAAGATTAGTGCTTGGAGTCTAAAACAATTGTAGAATGGTGCAGCCCATCGATTATTAGCCTTGATTGCTGTTACCGCAGAAGGAAACATTGCTTTTGTTAATGAATAGCAAAATGAGAACAAATTATCAGAAATTTTTCCTGTCATCAAAGGAAAGAATACTTCTTTTAAGCTCGAACAATAAGAGAAGCAAGAACTATCAATTTCCTTCGCTTTAGGCAAATCAATAGTTATTAAATTTGAGCACTTACTAAATACATATTCTCCTATCTTTCCTTCTTCTCCCCCATTAACGGCGTTTGAAAACGACAAACTGGTTAGCGATGAGCAATTGTAAAAAGCATAATTTCTAATAGTTGTTACATTACTCATATCCCCAGCATCTATTAAACTTGTGCAGTTGTAAAAACAGTAGGTGCCAATAGAATTCAAGCTTGGGCAATTGATTTTCTTTAGTTTTACTTGATCGCTAAAAGCTTTTTCATCTAACTCTGTGACTTTATCATTTGAATATTCTTCTAATGATTTTTCAAAATACATATCTATGATTTTGTATTTACTTTGTTCAATGATTAGATCGTTCTTCTTCTGATTCTCTGCCACTGCGTCATCTATGCGCTTTTGGATAGCTTGCTCTTGCTTGTCCTCGTAGTCTACTGGTTTAGGTTTTTGCCATACCCCGAAATAATCTTGTTCTAATGTGTGATCATCTTTATACCGCCATACGCTGATATCTGCTCCCTCTTGGAGAAGCTCGTTGGGAATCTTCGCCCTACAATTTTCAGAAGCAACCGTGTAGCAGTGATCAGCGCCCACTAGTGCAAAGTTCACATCTGAATCCTCATCCAGAAGGACATATCTATTGGTATCCCATTGGTATAGCGGTTCTTCTATTTTTATCATTTAGAACCTTTCCATATAGAAAAAAGGGACTACAGCTATAGCCATAATCCCTTTCTTTTTTTCTTATTTTTTAAGCGGTTAGTGATGCGTCTTCTTCAGTGTAGATGAGTAATGTTCCCTCATCATCCATTGGGAAGGCTGTGAATTCTGCGTCAATGACCGTTTCTTCGTCTTTAGCGAAAGCCATTTCGAAACCTGCTTCATTGCTTCCTACGATGGTGATGCGGATATCGCCTTCTGCTTTGTCTTCGTGGACGAATCGAAGGACGTATTTCTTACCGTCGTATTTACCTGTTCCGCCAACTTTTACTGTGCGGATGTGTTTTGTAGTGTCCTCAGTAACGGTAGCTGTCGCGCATAATTTCGCTAGAGTCTTGCCGTTCCAAGTCATAATCCCACTCTTTAGAGTAACAGTTTCTTCAGTTACCATTTTCTTGGAGACGATGCCTAGATCGTCTTTCGCAGTATAAAATTCTGGTTCGTAGGTAAGTGTCGCACCACCGCTTACAAGCCCAAGGATGTTGTCATCAACCTCGATGACCGCATCTTCTGGGATAGCGTCCCCGCTAAATTCAGTGGCATAAAGCTTTCCTGAACCTAGAACGATTTTTTTGTTTAGTGCCATTATGTGAACTCCTAATGTTTAGTAGTTATGTCGAAGTAGTTGATAACTTGCGGGTAGTTGGTCTCCTCGTCTATAAGGGTTCCACCACCGTTTGATTGGATTGAGCAGTCAGCTCTGTATTCGTCCCCAACCGTTATAAGCGCGTCAGTCAAATTTTTCTCGATGCCCATAGCCTGGGCTAAGCTCTGCGCGGTTATGCGGGTTTGGAGCCTGTATTGCGCTACTGCGCCGTTATCAACTGATCTGTAAAAGTTATATGTGATAGCGGGTAGCCCGCCTTTTAAGTCTGTCTCGAAAGCTTGCGGGCTTATCCCTGTCGCTTGCCTTATGATCGCAAGCAGATTCTTTAGTGTTTCCATTTTTATATAAGCCCTTCAAAGCATTCTCTAATCTGCGTTAGCGATGATTGCGCTGCTGGTTCAAGAAAGGGCTGGGCTTTGTTTCCAGATGTGCGGAAGAAGCCGTGTGCGCTCTTGTATGTCCAGGGCTTCTTTCTTCCCGTGCCTTTGGTGGAGTAGATGCCTGTTCCTATCTCAACATAGGGCGCATACTCCGCATTGCTGTAGATAACGCCCTCGATTCCAGAAGGCTCAACTTGAAAGTCTATAGATCTGCGAAGGTTTCCCGTGTCCTTGGGACAACGCTTCACAGCTTCCTTCTGAACCTTTGCGCAAGCGTTCGTCATCGCTTTCTTCAAGTAAACAGAATCTAAGTCCTTTATGAATTTATCCATGTTCGCGCTAACGTCAGCCATTAGTGATCTCTTTCAAATAGAGCGTGTATGTTAGCGGTGGCATTGAAACCACATATAGGACTTGGTATCTGTCATCAATCATCATCCCCCTGCGGATCTTGTCGCTTGTCGTGTAGCCCACGTGGCTTACCTCTTGTAACTTGAGGTCGTTGTTTCTGTAATCGCTCTGATCCGCAAAGGTGATATAGATCGGCAAAGCTCCAATAGCAGTGAACGAATCTGTTTTGAAACCTAATTCATCAACTTCTTCTGTCGGAGCCTTGACCTCGTGCGGGGTTAGCCTTGAGTAGAACATTTGACCAACCTCATCTTCTTATGCTTGTTCAATCGCTTGTAAACTGCGTCGCTGTAATCAGTAGAATACGAGACTGAGTTACCACCACTCGATTCTGATTGGAAACCCTCTGCGCCTATCTTGTTTATTGTTTCTTGAGCCATTCGGAAGAGGACGGACTCCATTTCAGGCGGGATCTGGGTTAGGTTGCAGTAATCGAGCGCGTCTTGCTCGCAATTTTCAGCGATTAGATTGAGAATGCT